AAAAGGATCACAACTACCTCAAGGCCTTAGTGTGGAACTTTGGCGTATTGTTCGACAAAGCTAGCTCAGGGGGCGACACTGGCGCGGTCACCGTGCGTATCCCCACGAAATTGCTAGAGAATATCAAGCTTGTCATAGCCGCGCAGGTCGAAAAGAAGAGTACTAAGCTAGATACATTGTCTAGTCCAAGCGTAATAGAATCAACGAGTTACAAGCAGGTAGTAGCAGACGGAGTAGCAGAGCTGCCCGCACCTAGCGCGGCTGAGCCCACCGATCGACCGGGGGGCACCCTTGCGCCGGCACCCCCGGGGGGGTCAAGTTCGGGTACCGTTACCGTGGATTAGGGCCCCCTTATTTTTTCATAGCAACAACTCCGGCCGGATTATCTCAGCTAGATCAAACAGATGCACCCCGGCCTTTGCTTTGATAATGAACCCGACCAGCCGGCCGTTGAAATAGAACTTCTTTACCGCAATTCCTGACTGTTCAAGCTTTTCAACGAGTTCGACGAGCCAGTCGCCTTCAAGCTTCATCGCGGGCCTCCGGGGGGTCTAATACTCCTTCCGATCCTTCCGTGGGGCAATCGCGGACAATGACATGGGGGGCCTTCCAGGTCAGCGCGAACGCCGTTGCAACCAGTAGCACAGCGATAACAATAGTCGCAATAACAATGGCATAGCCGTCTAGCTCCATCCGTCTGCATCGTTCCTCCGTCGCCTTGCAGCGTGAACACTCGGCCCTGGACAGCGGTTCTTTGTAAGTAGGCATTACCACTCCCTTTGTAAATCCGCACAGTTACACTCCCTGCTACGTAGCCTGTAGTTATTCTCTTACAGCGCCCGGCTTACCTCTACTAGGGACATGCCGGGGTATCACGACTTATTTTAACAGGTACATGCGGCCATATCATTCGACATGGAGTATAACGCTCTAGAATGGCTTCTATTCGTTCCATAACGTCAAAGCATACCGTGGCAGCCCCCCGCCCCCGATCGTTGAACCTAGGCCAAGCTAGGCCCCTTCGCGGGGCATCTAGATTACCTAGCCGGGGCTGGTGCTTCCACCGGGGGGCCAAGCTAGTCCAAGACCCTAGTTCGCCGGCTCTAGCCTCTGGGAAGCCTCAGCTAGCCGCCTGGTTCTGTTCCCATTGCCAAAACTACACGAGCCTAGTCCTAGATGTATCAAGCAACCCAGGATCTACTAGCCCCGAAGGAGTGGGAGCCGCTTAGTGCAACCGGCAAGCCCATCGACTTCACCAAGCTACCGATTCAGTCAAATTTCCTGTTCGACATGGAGCACCGCTTCCAGGCTTACGGTGGGGGCCTAGGTAACGGTAAATCGACAGCTCTCTGTCTCAAGGTCTGGTTCCTCAGCTACCTCTTTCCAGGCAACAACGGGTACTTCGGCCGCTTAGACGGTAAGGAGTTCCGTAACACGACCTGGCGAGAGTTCATGCGCCTGATTCCCGAGTCGTTCATAGCAAAGAAGAACGATCAGCTAGGCTATTTACGCTTCAAACCGCAATATGGCGGCTCGGAAATCATCTACGGCGACATGAAGGAGGACAGGTTTAACAACATCAACCTGGGCTTCTTTGCGATCGACCAAGCCGAAGAAATCGACCACGTCCGCTGGGACCTGCTAGTCAGCCGGCTCAGGCGGCAAACCCCTCTGATAGGCGACGATGATAAACCAATCCTTGCTCCGAATGGTGAGCCCCTGTTTGCACCGACTTACGGACTGGCTGCATTCAATCCAGAAGGGACTAGCAGCTATCTATGGCGCTATTTCCACCCCGATAGTCCAGAGCGTAAGGAAGGCTATCAGCTTTATCAAGCGAGTACTTACGACGGACTAGCCGCCGGGTTTATCCCACAGGATTACGTCGATGACATGCTCAAGCTCTTCCCGCCCGACGCGAGGAAGCGCTATCTAGACGGATCTTGGGACGTATTCAGCGGCCGTATCTTCCCGACGTTCTCTCAAGACACGCACGTCCTAGACTATATCCGCGTCCAGCCGCACTGGAAGATTTATTGTTCCATCGACCACGGCATTAAAAACCCCACGGCCGTAGGCTTCTGGGGCGTTGATGAATACGGCAACCGCTATTTGCTGGACGAGCACTATGAGGGCGAAGGCCAGCCCGTCAAGTACCACGCCGAAGTCATTAAGTCCAAGAGCAAGAAGTACAAGCAAGGGGTTGACCTGACCTATCTAGACTCGGCCTGCTTCGCGGACAACCAGTCCCGGGGGGGCACAGTCTACAGCATTGCCGACGAGTATAACAGCTACGGTGTCTACCCCATCAAGGGCCAGAAGGACTGGGACTCAGGCTACAGCCGTATCTCTCAGGGGCTAGCGATCGACCCCGAGCACGAACACCCCGAGACCGGCGAGAAGGGCAGCCCCCATATCTTCATCGCTTCCCATTGCGCGCACTTCATCAAGGAAGCCCTCGGCTACCGTTGGAAGAAAAACCGGATCACGGCTCAGCTCCGCAACGATCCTGACGAGCCGATCGACTTTAACGATCACCACATGGACGAGTGGTTTTACTTTGAAGCGAGCCGGCCTAGTTCTCCGATCATCACAGTCAAGAAACGACGCAACGTCCTAGAAGAAATCCGGCAAGCCCGCGAGCGGTATAACCCGTTCGCTGAGACGAAGACCGGGAACGGATGGATGAGCTGGTAATGGCAAAGAAGTCTAAGTACCCGGTTCGGACAAAGGAAGAGCAGAAAGACGCGGACGCGCAAGTCAAGAAAGTCTTGAACTGCGTCACGACGTTTCACGACCAGACACGGACCCATCGAGACTACGTCCTAGATGATTTCAAGTTTAACCTAGGCGGCGAGAACCAGTGGGACCCGAACGACGTTGACAGGCTCAAGCGCGAAGAGCGCCCAGTCCTGACGTTCAACCTCGTCTCCCCTGTGGTCAATTTCATCGCGGGCTATCAGAAAGACCGGGAGCAGGACTTCCGCGCCTACCCCCGGGGTCCTGAAGACGAAAAGCTAGGCCGGTTGATGACTGCCCAGCTCAAGTACGCGATGGATTGCTCACGCGGGGACCATGTCTTTCATCAAGGCTTCCGCAAGGGCATTATCGGGGGCCAATCAGTTTTTGAAGTCGCGCATAGCTATGACTTGACCGACGACCTCCTAGAGGGTGACGTTCGCCTAGACATCCTAGAGCATAACACCTGGGGCCACGAACCAGGCGCACGCCGCTACGACAGGAACGATTCGCAATGGCAGTTCAAGCTACTTTGGATGACGCCGGAGGAAGCGGCTCGCAAGTGGCCGCAGCACAAGGACGTACTACGGTTCGGTGCTAACAAGAACTGGCTACGAGAAGACCCCCTTCTTACTGGTGTCCCCCAGCACATCCTAGAAGAGCTAGTAGACGAGGAAAACGGCCGTATCAGGATTCTTCAGTACTGGTACCGTGTCCCCGTCGAAGTCACGCTCCTAGTTGACGTGCGGACCGGCGACGTTCGGCGCATGGACAGCGAAGACGCGGCCGACCAAGAAATGCAGCGGATTCATGACACGGCCGGCGCGACGATTGCGAGTCAATACCAGATCCAGAAGGCCAAGAGCCAATCGGCGTTAATCAATCAGCAGACCGGCCAGGCTATCGGCTTCCGCAAGCCCGAGCACGCCGAAGAAGCCCTAGACCAACTCCGAAAGAAAGCCGGAGCCGAAGCGACGGCCAACTTTGAAATAGTCACTAGACCTACGACGGCCCTACGGGTAGCCAACCTGACCGGATGGGAGCAGCTAGACGATAAGCCCTCTCCCTACGGTGCGGACTGGCGATTCCCGTTTGTTCCGTTCACCTGCTACCAGGACACCGACGACCTTAATTCGATCAAAGGCGTTGTCCGAGACATCAAGGACCCGCAGAAGGAAGTTAACTGGCACCATGCCACGCTTCTAGACTCTCTGATTCGGGGGCCTAAAGGCGGCGTATGGCTGAGTAAGGCCGACGGCCAGGACATCAACGCTTTACGGAAGGCGTACTCCAAAGCCGGCTTCATGGGCGAGTACGTAGGCAGTCCCCCGATTCCTGTAGCCCCGCAAGTCATTTCAGACGGCGACATGGCAATGATGCAATTCGGCATCGACGCGATTATGCGTATCGCCAACATCAACGCCGAAATGATGGGGCAGACGACGCAAAAGACGGTTTCCGGCCGGGCGATCCAAAGCCGGCAAGCCGGCGGCCTCGTCGGTATCGGTTCGCTTCTGATGAACTGGTCCGAGACGAAGACGCTAGTAGGCCAGCTCCTATTACGACGCATCCAGCAGTACTACTCGCCGGAAAAGATGGACCGGATCATCGGTCAACAGGACCGTGTCCTACAGTCCCTGGGCCTCTGGGGGCCGCAGTCCATCCCGTCCGAGCAGATGTTTGAGTACTTCAAGCAGTTGAAATACATGGACATGGACATTGTCGTGTCCTTCCAAGACGCAAATCCTACGGCTAGAGCAGCCGCCGCAACGCAGTTGATGCAGCTCAAGGCTGCCGGGGCTCCTGTCCCGCTACAGCTCGTCGTTGAAGCAGCGGACCCGCCGTACAAGAACGAGATTCTAGCAGCATTAGCACAGCAAGGAGAGCAGATGCCAAACCCGAACCTAGCTAAGGCCGTCTCGGCTGGGCAAGGCCAATCGCCGCAACCGAGCGGCGTCAATATGACGGCGTAACTAGGAGGATAGCAGTAATGGCTGACAACGTCGAAACCCTGGAACCTACGGCCTCTGAGGAAGTCCTTGAGCAACCCGTAGAACAGGCCGAAGTTGAAGCAACGGAAGTCGAGGCAACAGAAACCCCCGAAGCGGAAGCGACGGAAACGGCAACTGAAACCCCGGCGACTCCACGTAGGTATGCAGATAAGTACGACAGTCCAGAGGACCTAGAGCGAGCGTACAGGGAGCAGAACGCAGAAGCTAGCCGGATGGCAGCCCGCCTAGCGCAATACGAGCGCGGGCAGTCTCAGCCGGTGACGCCGAAGGCGGAAGCTCCGAAGTACACGAACGACCAGCTAGAGGGCTGGAAGGAAACCAGACTCCGTGAAGTAGCCGCCTATCAGAACATGGCCGGCCGCTTTGAGGCAGACGGGAACCTTCAAGAAGCTAGACGGTACGATTCACTCGCGGCCGAGTCTGCTAGACAGATTCGGATGATTGACGCGGAGCTACGCAAGAACGACATTCAGGCCACGATGGGGGCGAGCACTCGGCAAGCCGCAGAACAGCGGTTAGTCGGAGACGCGGTCAACGTCGTCAAGCAGTACGCCTCAGACCTAGTGCCGGGCACGCCGCTATACGAGAAGGCGAGCGAGTTTCTATCCGGTTACAAGGCAATGGGGCTCGATACTGAAAGCCCGCTCGTTCAAGCGCAGTCCGTAGCAATGGCCGCGCAAATCCTAGGGTTGTCGTCTAAGAAAGTCGCGCAATCGACGCGCAAAGAATTAGCAACAACGATTAACCAACGCCTCAAAGAAGGAGTTGTAGCCGGCGCGGGTAAAGCCGCGAAGTCGGCGGCGGCTCCTAGCTTTATGGACATGACAGATGACCAGTTCATAGCTTGGAAGGCCAAGCGGGGCATGGACTAAGAGGATTTAGATGGCAGGCATTGTAGTTAAAGCAAATCTAGGCACCACGACTTCAGGCATTGATCCTATCGATGCATTTTACGTCCGTGAGCTTCTTCTTCGGGCGAAGTACGCGGATTATTACGGCCGGTGGAGCGATTCGCAAGCCCTTCCGCAGAAGCGTGGAAAGACAATTATCTTCCGGCGCTACGCGCATCTCGCTATGGCAATGGCCCCGTTGGCGGAAGCTGTGCCCCCGACTGGGAAAACCCCGTCCTTGCTGGATTATACCGCTGAGCTGAAACAGTACGGGGACTTCATTGCCCTGTCTGACTTTGCGGACATGACCGGCATTGACGACTACCAGCGGCTTTGGGCCGGGCTCCTTGGCGAGCAAGCCGGCTATACGATGGACGCTATCGACCGTGACGTTGTCGCGGCCGGTACCCAGAAGATCCTTAGCAACGGTACCCAGCGGACGGACATTAACACGATCGTTGACAACAACGACCTAGACCGAGCTGTCCGGGCGCTAGCGAACCTAGGCGGACAGAAGTTCTTGAAGGGCAACGCCGGCAGCCAGAACGTAGGCAGCTCACCGATCATGGATGCCTACCCGGCTGTGACCATGCCGGACGTGATGTACGACATTCAGAACATTGAAGGCTTCCGTTGGGCGTCGGATTACAAGGGCGCGGCAGAGGGCGAAGTCGGCCGGTATCGGCAAATCGCGTTCTTCGAGTCCCCGGACCCCAGCGATCTAGGAGCAGGCGGGAAGAAATGGGAAGGCGGGGGCGCTAGCTCTACGTCTGTGCAGAACACGGCCGGGACTGCCGACGTGTACGCCATTATCATCTTCGCCAAGCACGGATTTACCCGCGTGCCGTTGAACGGCGCGAGCACGAAGATGTACCGCAAGCCCTTGGGCTCTGCCGGTTCGTCAGACCCGATTGACCAGATTCAAACGATGGGCTGGAAGAATACTTCTTCGCGGCTTATCACCAACCAGAATTGGCTCATGCGGATCGAGTGCGCTGCTAGCCTGTAACTCTAGCTAGGAGGGATATGGCCGGAGTCTACGATAAAGTTTGGATGGTAACACAGGACGGTAAGCCTCTTCGCCGGGGGCTTACCAAGTCCCAAGCAGATAAACAGGCCGCCGAGTTGGCTAGGGGCTTTGAGTCCCATCGAGCCAATGACAAGCGGAGGGTAGCAGAGTTTGACGTAAAGCTAGACCGAGAGTTGATTGCGTCTCACGATGCAAATTGGAATTGGTTGAAGGAGCAATAAATGGGAAAAGGTCCACTTTGTGCGCCAGAAAAGAAGCATGAAAAGCCGAGCGGCCCAATCGTAGAGTTTTACTTTGCGGCGAGCGGCCAGTATCGGAAGGGCGAGCGTATCCCGGTCTCCGTGAACGGGCATCGGTACGTTGCCGTCGTCGGGCAGAAGAATAGCCTTCCTTCGGAGGTGGTCGAAGTACTCCAAGAAGCGAAGTCTAGGACGCTCGTTCCTGACGTGTCCGAGTACGATCCTGCTAAGCGCGGGATGCCGAGAAAAGAAGAAGACTTTTTCAATCCGAAGAAAGAATATACGTATCAATCGGATTTCGACCTAGAGATCCTGAATATACGTGACTAAGTAAGGAGCCAGCATGGCAGTAGCAACAGTGACGATTCGGCCGGGCCTGAATACCCACATCGTCGAAGGTAAGTACGTGTGCGACGGTACCCCGTCAGCTACGGACATCCTTTGCGGATTCGTGCCTAGCAAAGTGGAAGTGGTTAACGCGGACGACAAGGACGTTAGCCTTGTGTGGACTAGTGACATGGCCGACGACTCCGGTATCACCGATGCCGGCGCGGCTGTGACTTCTGGGGGTATTACCCCGAAGGACGACGAGGAAGGACAGGGCTTCTCCGTTGGCACCGACGCCTCGTGTCAGGAAGCCTCTAAGACGTACACCTTCAGAGCGTACCGATAATCTTTAACAGGCCAGAACCCCGGCGCGGCTATGCCGGGGGGAGCCTAAAGGTAGCCAATGTTTCCTAAAGCATCGCATCACACGCGGGTTTATTCTGACAAAAGTTTCGAGTGGCGGCCGGGCCGGGTGCATATCCCGGTCTCTAACTTTACCGGCATCCTAGGCGCGTCGGGCGTCAGTGTCGGAGCTAACACAGGTGCCCCCGTCCAGCAAGAAATTTCTACCTTCGGCGTCGTTGGTATCCTGATGGATACGGCCGGGGACGTGCTAGATCATAACTGGTCGTTGCCTTATGACGTGGACCTGAATAAGGACATCCTATTCCGCGTCCATTGGACTTCAGGGTCCAGCACGACGGCGGACACGATCACCTGGAAGGTCTTCTATAAGCCGATCGTGCCCAACAGCACGACCATTGCGGCCGCCTCTACGGCGCTAGATACGGTTATCGCGCAAGACACCGTCATAGGCGCGTACACCTGGCAAGCTACGGAATGGGGGGTCCTCAATGGCGGAACGCTAGCGGCGAACGTCGAGAAGTTGATGCTTCAAGTCGAGCTAGACGCCTTCGCGGCCGGGCTCACGGAAGACAAGTTTCCGCTAGAGCTAGAAATTGCCTACTCACCGAAGCGGCTACGTGGGCCGGACGGCATGGCGCATAACGCCGCGCTGCCTTCGCCCATGCTCAGCAATCTCTACTAAGTAACCATAGCGGGAGTGTAGCAACGGAAGCTGACGAGTCTCATAAGCTCGTTTTTGACAGTTCAATTCTGTCCCCCGCTACCACTTGGGGGCATCAACAGGACCAGCCGGCACCCTCCACCAGCCCCTGTTGCTCTGCCCCCATTAAAGGCTAACCGTGGCTGTTCCGTCCAATCCGACAGTTGAAGACATCATTCTACAGGGAATGAAAGAAGGCGGGCGGTTTTCGGTGACTGCCCTGCAAACGGCCTATACCGAGTTCAAAAGCTACCAGTGGGCTACCGTCAAGACAGAGATATGGAATGCTTGCCGGACCGATCGGATGCTAGAGAAAACAGCGGTCCGTGTCGTTTCCCCTGGTACATACTTCATCTCTGAGCCTGACGACTTCGACAACGAAATAAAACTATTAGTCTTTGACGCAGATCCGCCCTATCGCGGCACGGCACAGGCCGGCGCTAGCTCTAGCATTACCCTAGCAGCGGACTTCTCCGCGAACGAAGACGACATTCTAGGCGCGTGGATCTTTACGTTGACCGGGACCGGGTCGCAAGTCGGCCGGACGATCACGGCCTACAACGACAGTACTAAGGTAGCTACCGTAGATAGTGCTTGGCCTGAGAGCAACCCCGACAATACGACGACCTACCTTATCGGAATCATTCAGAAAGAGTTGAAGCGCCGGGACTATTTCCTTCCTGTCACTCGCGCACGCCGCCCCGAAGTCTACAGCCGGGCTGGTACGCAAATCGAAGTCTACCCGACGGCCGATAAATACTACCCCATCTGGATGTGGTACCGGCCGAACCTGACGCAGCTAGACGAGACAGACTCAGTTTTTATCAAACATCTCCGTGAGCGGCGGCATCTGTGGGTACAAGGCGTCAAAGTCAAGACGATGGCGCGGTACGACGACGAGCGCTACCCCCTCGAAAAGCAGATTTGGGAGCAGATGCTACGCCAGTATGGCGGCCAAAACGCGGTCTACGAGCAAATGCCTGTCAGTAGGTAACAATGGCCCTTAGAAACAAGCTAAGCGACGAAAAAGCCGCGTTCCCTGACCCTGTTTTCGGGATCAACCTACGGGCATCGGACCAGGACCTAGTACCCGGCGAAGCCCGCTTGATGAAGAACGTTGAGTTTATTAACGGAACGAGGAACCGGCTAGGTTCAGTCCGTCTGACCCCGTCTAGCCTAGGAGCCTTCCGCGTTCGGGGGGGCCATAAGTTCTACTACGGGACTAGCTCTAGCAAGCGGTTAATCGCTTACGGCACCAACATTAGCCATATCGAGGACACCGGCAACGAAATAAATATTACGTCTACCATGACTTCCGACCAGGACACGCACTTTGAAACCTGGCGGGCGACGGATAAGGTCTACGTCTGCAATGGCGTTGACAAGCTTTTCGAGTATGACGGGACGACCTGGCAGGCAGTAGACACGCTAGCGAACGCAACGAACGTCCCGAACGGCTGCAAGATGGTCCGGGTCGTCCTAGACCGGCTCATGGCTATCTCTAGCGCCGGCTTTATTGAGCGATCGAACCCACTAGCGGCGAATATATGGTCCAATGACTCTAGTTGGGCAACGTTTCGCCCCCAGTTAGGTGGGCCGTTCACAGCGATACACCCCCACACGCTACGGTCCACTCAAGGAAACCTCTTCCCGGGGCTACTGGCGACACAAGCCAACGCTCTTTACATGATTACGGGTACGAATTATGGCGCGGATGCTACGGCCGGCACGGAGCCTGATGGTTCTGACGGCGCGATTCAGCTTATTGATTCTAAGACTGGAACATCTAGCCCCTATTCTCTATGCACTGTTCCAGGTATCGGCGTCTTTGGTGTCAGCTCTGATCTAAACGTCTGGTGGCTGCCCTTCGGGGAAGCAAGCCCTAGGTTTATCGGGGACAAGATCCGGTCTACCGGGTCTACACAGGGGTTGGAATCCGCCAACCTCGCACAAATCGGCCAAATCTGGCTGCAATACTTCGATCGGCGGCTCATCCTAGGCTTCCCGAGCGGGTCTAACGTCCACTGTAGCACCTACTTTTACCTAGACATGCGGTCGTTCACAGAAGCGACGAGCAAAGGGCCTGTTTGGAACGGCCCCCATACCGGATTCTTCGTCAATCGGTGCTGGCCGGAGATTCAGTACTCAGACAACACGCTGATGGGGGGCGAAGGTAACTCCGCTAACGGCGCATTCGTCTACAAGCTACTGCAAAGCGGGGTGACGACCGACGCCGTAGCTGAAGACGACGTAGACATAGAGTACGACTACCAGACGTTCTGGAATCCCTTCGGTAGTCCGAGCCGTGAGAAGTATCTACAGGGTATACACGTCGATGCCGACTGCTTTGAAGGTAATCCGACCGTCTCTCTATACGACCTGACGGGGCAAATCGAGACAGACCTGACGTTGGAGCAAGTCTAGGAGGACCAGTGCCCTACATTGAAGTACCGATAGAAGGAACAGGCGAGCATGGCAATCATTACCGGGCCAAGCTCCGCCGGGGAGTTCCGCGTAGTGCGGTTATTCCGTCGTTACCAAACGGCAAGCCTAGGTACACGACCGCGCTAGTGTGGGTAGACGATCAGTACGACAACGAGCTAGCCAAAGGATTGACGCGCATCTCAGCGAGCGAAGGCCGGGCATTGGCTAGGCAAATGGATAACAGGCTAGACCTAGGCGGTTTAGAGCAAAAGGTTAAACATGGTTCTAACATCCCTAGCAAGCGATAGCTTTACACGTAGCGATGCCGTGGACCTTGGTAGTAATTGGGACGACGGCTATTTGGATTTTACCAACGGAAATGAGTTGTTCTCAAACCAAGTACGCCCTGTAGTCAATCAGTATTGCCTAGATACGTATAACGGTATTACTTGGCCCGACGACCAATATGGCAAATGTACGCTAACATTCTGGGACACAGAGAACGCTGTTGCTATTGTTTTAAGGGCGACGGCTCCTACGACTTCTACCTTCTATCTTTGTCAAACGTCACGCTTTGGAGACACACAAGAAGACGCCATCCTAAAGTACGTGGCCGGCAGTTCTACTGAGTTATCGTCCGGCACCCCTAGTGCGGCCTGGGCGACTTTGAATGTCATATGCGGGGCGGTTATTGGCACTGATATTTACCTGCTACGCGGAACTTCACAAGTCTTATCGGCATCTGATAGCGCCATTTCCTCCGGCAGAAGCGGCATTGCCGGTCTGTGGTTTAACGGCGGTACAGGCGGCCTCGTCACGATGGACGATTGGGAGGGGGGAAAGGCTGAGGATGACGGAGAGGTAGCAGGTAGCGGGCTACTTTGGAAGCGACTAGGCGGTATTCCGCACATGTCACGTAATTTCGGTGTGAAGATTTTCTAAGGGGAACAGATGGCTTCGACTGATGCACGACTTTTTCCACTCAAGAACACGGCTTACCGGGTCAGCTTCCCGTTGTTTGACGAAGCCGGTGACCTAGTCACCGGAGCGACCGGGGATAGTGAAGTTTCCAAGGACGGGGGCTCGTTTGCTGACTGCACGAATGAAGCTACCGAGATCGGGTCTACCGGAATTTATTACCTAGACCTGACTAGTACAGAGATGAACGCGGACACCGCCATTGTCCAAGTCAAGAGCGGCGGTGCGGCGAAGACGACTGTGCTTATTATGTACCCGCTAGAGGGCGGCGACCTAGACGTAGACGTAACTTATTGGAATGGATCGGCCGTTGCTTCCCCTGACACGGCCGGTTATCCCAAAGTCACGATTAAGAACGGTACCAGCACTGGCGAAGTCTCCTTGTCTAGCGGCACGGTCACAGTCGGCACAAACAATGACAAGACAAGCTACCGACTATCTAGCACTGGCGTAGACGATATTTGGGACGAAGGCTTGACCGAGCCTAGCGCGATCTTCGCATGGTCAGGGACTTTTAGGAATCTCTTTAACTTCCTAGGGGCCTTGATGCGTAACAAGATGACGCAGACGGCGACGACTACTACCCTGAGAAACGACGCCGATAACGCGACGATTGCTACATCTACCGTCTCAGACGACGAAACGACGTTTACTCGTGGAGAGCTAACCTAGAGATGGCTATTGATACGAGGGACAAGCGGACGGCGGTGATCGTCTACCGCTTGCCCTTTCTAGCCCCCCTGAATCCGGCCGGGGCAAGTATAGGCGAAGAAGACAGAAAGATCCTTCTAGGTGTCTATCCCGGCACGCTAGGAAACCCGCCAGTAGACTACAGCGCGATCGGCCTATGGTTGCCTTTCCTTCGGCCCTGGCCGATACCTGACGGGACGATAGGCGAGTTCGACCGGGGGCACATCTTAGGAACGTACGCGATGAACGCTACTGCTCCTACACATACGGATTCAACGGGCGAAGACAGGACGCTATTTCGTGGAATGTTTCGCGGCATGTTCCGAGGCTTTTAAGGAGAACAATGTCAAAAATCGCATTCAAAGTAGATTGGACCGATACGAACGCCTCCGAAGACCTGTACGAGGTCCAAGTTAGCACTGATTCTCCGTCAATGGTCAATAAGGAGTATGACGAGAATACCCGCCTAGCCTGGATGGACATAGGTAAGGCGGCGGCGGACGCGGAAACGTTTGAGTTTGAGCTAGATCGGCCGTTGACCTACGTGCGAGTCCGAGTCCGGGCGAACAAGGAAGGCAGCGACCCGAGTAACTGGATTCCGAACGACGGGTACCTATTGACCGTGACAAACGGCGGCGTTGATCTATCAGATCCTACCAACGTTCTAGTGACTCAGATTGATGAGGCCAACCCCGGCAATCCCCCGGATGAGCCTGACCCTATCCCATCAGCGATTACCGACCTAGCCGTAGACGCAACTCCGGCCGAAGACGGCAGCTTGACCGTGACATTTACGGCCGTAGACGACGGGACCGGCAATCCGGCGAAGTACCGTATCCGGTATCAGAAGGGTTCAACGATCCAATATGCGACGGCGAACGAGGTTACGAGCGGGACGTGCAACACGACAAGCGCCCCCTTGACTGTCGGCGCGTCAGTGTCTTGCACGATTACTGGGCTTCTAGAGGACACAGAGTACACCGTCCAGGCGCAGAGCTATCGAGGGACGTTGAATACTGATGCGGTCCTAGGCTGGCTGAGCAATCCTGACCAAGGGACTACATCAGGGACTGCACCGACTATTCTTCCGGCTCCGACGAATCCGAGCCCAACGAATACGTCTGTCGCCCCGGGCAGCGTTACGTTTAGCTGGGGGGCGGTTACTGGGGCGGATGATTACTTCCTCCGTGTTCATAGGCAGGGGCAGCCTTATACACCTACGGACAGTACTAGTAACTTCCCGTTCTATGGGTCTGTCTCTGGCACTTCTCAGAACGTAACCTTAGCTTCTGGTGAGACTTACGACTGGTGGATTGTGGCGCGATCCGGCAGCGTAGAGGGGCAAAGTCAGGGCGGGCTAGTCACGGTGACTCCGGTTACGGCCACATGGCCGAACGAGCCTAGCGGAATGACTAATAGAGTGGACAACAATCTGTCTACTCTTCCCCCTGGGGACTCCCTAACAATAGTAAACAACCTTCGCGGTACCTATGGCGGGACTCGTATACAAGTCATATCAGACGTAACGGCCCCACAGTCTCCGTCTAGTGTGGCAAGGTATGACTTCAATAACCTAGCCGCAACTGGTATCAGCCCGGGGACTTTGTACCACGATCCGGGCGGCAACGGGTGGACTTCTAGCTACCAGGCATACTACTGGAAGTTTAGTTCAAATTTTAAGCAGCATTTGGCGAACCTCACAAAACTTAGTTTTATGATTTGGGGTCAAGATTTTTCTGGGTCTCTTATACCAGAATTGATTGGCGGGCCTGGTGCATGGGCGCTTCAGACAATATTATCTACGCGCGGAGCTACAAACGACCATATCGGCGGGCTGGCAGGAGACAGCGCCATACGGCTGCCGGTCAATGGCGCTAGTACGGCGGTCCAGCCGGACACATGGTATCTGATAGAAGTATACGCCCGCACGAGTACTAGCACGACTAGCCAAGACGGGACCGTAAAGATTTGGGTTAACCGTAATCTTTGCTGGAACTACACAAACACAAATACGCCTACTAAAGGCATAGTGAAGTGGGAGCTTAACCCTACATGGGGCGGCGTCGATACTTCGGGCGCACTGGGGCAGGGTTATTTCTTCTACGATCACGTCTATATTAGCGTAGGGAGTGCGTTCTAAAGGACAGTCATGCACCTAGTAAAGTACGCGACGAGTGTAACGATTCATGGCCTAAAGCTGGTTGCGGCTGGTAGTTCCGACTATCAGGCTAGCCCGACTTTAGCGAGTGGAGACGTAACGGTAACGAAAGACGGGGGCAGCGAGACGAACATTACGACTCTCCCGGTAGTGGCCCCCGCGTCTAGCAAGAACGTCAGCCTGACTCTCTCAGCCGCCGAGACACAATGCCGTGCCGTCACGGTCAATTTCGTTGACCAGACAGGGACGAAAGAATGGGCGGATAACTCCTTCCAGTTCTACACCTACGGGCACCCTTCAGCCTTTCTCCCGTTCGACTTCAGCACCGGGTCTGTGTCGTTGCTACCTGGGCAAGTAGATCAGTTAGTCACAGAGTTTTGGGCGGCACAGCGCAGCTCTAACAACGTCCCCGGGTCCTTCGGTGAAGGGGTAGCATCCGTTCAGGGTAGCGTAACGGGCAATATCGGCGGAAGCCTAGCCAACGTCTTAAACATTGACGACGGGGTCCAAGCCGATATAGCCGACGCGATCCTAGACAGACTGTCCGGGGTTGAGGAAGGTCTGACGCTGCGGCAGGCCATGCGCCTTATCGTAGCAGCGGCGGCCGGCAAGGTCTCCGGGGCCACGACGACGACGGTGACGATACGCAACGTCCAAGACACGAAGACGGTTATTACAGCAACAGTAGACGGCGCGGGCAATAGAACTGCCCTTAGCTATGACGTGACGTAGGGGGGCATAGTGTGGAACGCGGCGTACTGGGCATCAAGCTACTGGGGTGACGGCTACTGGGCTAAGCCCGGGGCTAATCCGACGTTCAGGACATGCGGCTGTTCCTTCTATGGCGACGGGACTAAGTACGGCGACGGAGAGCTATACTGCTCTAGCCAGTTCGTCCACGAAGCATTACTAGTCGTCAAGGATGTTCTCTGCCACTACCTGAGCATCCGCATTCAGGCTACCGGGGGCTTCGTCCTAGATTCCCTCCGGGCCTTGATTATGCGGCGGGAAGTCCAGCCGTTCAATTACTACATAGACGTGGACGCCGACGAGATACACCGTATGTCCTTCAGGATTCGAGGGACTGGCTGTCTTGGGCTTACGTCCGTCCGTCCTATCATTAACATCCGTAATCAGCAACCTACCCAATAATGTCTGACTTAATGTCGGGGTCTAGCACCTGGGCAGCCGGGACGCCGGACACAGCTAGCACCCTAGAGAATGGTGTCAACGAAAAGCGGGCCGAGCATATCAACGGGCCGGCAGCGGCGATCGTGGCGATGCAAGGCAAGCTAGGCTCAGCGGCCGGACTGCTTGGCACGAAGACGAACCTAGCAGAGCGGCTGAACGTCTCGATACGCGAAGACGGGACCCTGACATCAGCCGAGCCCGGCGACATCTGTATGTCAGCTCGGACGGCTAAGACGGGCTGGCTCCTGTGTGACGGCGCTGCCGTGTCTCGATCGGTCTACGCCGATCTGTTCCTAGCGATCGGTACGAAGTACGGGGCGGGCAACGGCAGCACGACATTTAACGTCCCGAATATGTCCGAGCGCGTCCCTATGGGGGCGGGTACCGGCGCTGGGCTAGGGTCTTCGGGGCTACAAGGGACGACGCCTAACGGCTCTGCCGGGCCAGGGCGTGATCTAGGAGACTGGTTTGGAGAGAACACGCATTTACTGACGGATGACGAGTCCGGCCTGCCCCTGCACGCTCATGGTATAGCGGCTTTCAATATAAACAGCTCTGCCGGTAACGACATAGGCGCGTCTGCTGAGACGGCCGGGGCTAAGACACTGAGCACGAATAATCAGGGGGGCACAAATGCTTCTCAGGCGCACAACAACTTGCAGCCTTCGCTCGTAGTTAACTTCTTCATTAAAACCTAGGGTCTACAATGGGATTCTTTGACGGCGGCTCTTCGGAGTCCAAAAGCTATAGCGGGCTACGGAATGACTACAATAACAGCGCGTTCCTGAACGTTCTAGACAGGACGCCGAACGACCTTAACTTTCTCGTCAACCGGCTACAAAAAGAC